TGGTTCTTTTACGTTCATTATTGAGTACGTCCAGATAGCGTAATAGGAGGCAGTTATGGCTGATGCAGTAGCTTCCCAAACAATAGTTGATGGGCCATCTTTTGTGGCTTTGAAACTAACAAACATTTCTGATGGCACTGGCGAATCTGCCGTGGTCAAAGTAGATGTGAGTGCGCTAGAAGCAGATTCACGTACTGGGCTGTCTTGCACCGACGTTAATATAGAACGTATATGGTGGCAGTGTATTGGCATGAAAGTTCGTATTCTGTTTGATGCAGACACAGATGTTATGGCGATAGAGCTAGGTGAGAACCAAAGTGGAAATCACGACTACTCTATATTTGGTGGGTTAGTCAACAATGCAGGAACCGGCAAGACGGGGGACGTAAAGTTCACCACAGTCGGTGCCAGCAGTGGTGATACCTACACTGTAATTCTGTATATGCGTAAGAAGTTTGGCTAATAACCTTGCGTAGTTACTACAAAAAGAAAGCCGAAAGCTGCCCGACGTTCAAGAAGGGTGGCATGGCTGGTATGTCTGTAAAGAGTGGGGACAAGCGCCCCACTAAGTCTGGCGCTGGCATGACGGCAAAAGGCGTTGCGAAATACAGACGACAAAACCCCGGAAGCAAACTGCAAACGGCGGTTACTGAGAAAAGTCCTACGGGCAAACGAGCGGCACGCAGAAAGTCTTTCTGTGCGCGTTCAGCGGGTCAAATGAAAAAATTCCCTAAAGCAGCGAAAGACCCTAACTCAAGGCTGCGACAGGCGCGAAAAAGATGGAGATGCTAACTTGGCATACTTACAAAGCAACATCCCGCACTTTAAGTGTTGGGTGCGGCGGGAGTATACCCATAACCACGAGAAGTACCACGGCGAGTTTATTCACGCTATGGCTATCGCGGTTACGACTATACCCTGCAGGTGTTTGAGTTTTCAGGTAATTTTTACTGGAGCAGAGAGTTACGATGACGAGAATGAACCCAACGTACACGGCGGCGCTATGTGGGCACGTATGCCTATAACAGCGTTATGCGGTGACACTCCGTATGATGAGTGGCCGGTGCCTATGGACGTATGGGCAGCACAGCCTTGGGACTGTAGTTCTCGCACGCACGCTGTTTATGTGCTTGATAGGGCAACACCATGCCCTTGGTTGGCAAAAATAGACGGTGAGATGTATCCAGCAAAGTACATGTTTACGGTGGACTACACAGATTCAGAAATAGGCGATGACCCCGCACAACATAAGCAGAGTCACGTTATGGAACTTTTAGACGCTGGTGAATGGACAGGGAACATAGTAGCCCTACCCAATAACAGAGTACGTGTTACTCATCCAGCGTGGTTTGAAACGGGCGAGGGGGCACCAGACTTTAGACCCTCTCAGTACGTGCATTACAGTAAGTCTGATTTGGACTACACGTTAGATACCAACCAGATATTTAACAACTTATACGCGGAGTAAGTCATGGCTAGAAGACGCATGGGTTTTGGTAGAACAACTGGAGATGAGCCAGTAAAAACAAAAACAAACCGAGGTCGTAGTACCACTACACGTCGGACAGCAAGATCTCTTCCTAGAAATGTGGCTAAAGAGATGGATCCGAAAGGGCCACCTAGAGGCACTAAAAGTAGCTTAGAGAGAAGCAAGCCTACAGCAGATCCCATGACTGTAACTAAAACAGCCACTAAGCCTAAAGTAGATGCGAAGGTTGCTCCAAAAGTTGCAGCTCCACCCAAGGTGACAAAAAGACCTCAAGTAACAGGTAAAGGTAGTAGAAATGTTACTAGAGAAGGGCCAATGGGTAAGAGAACGCTCGCTAACGTAACTAAAGAACAGTTGACTGATACAGGTATGAGCTTACGTCAGTATCTGAATTATATGGACAAGAACGACGGTAAACGCCCACCGAAAAAGAAGGCAGAAAGTAAAACACCTAGACGCACAGGGTCAGCTAGACCAATGAGCGAACGTAAGTTTGCTAAAGGAGGGATGATGAAGTCTAAAATGTCTACTAAAGGCGGTGCAATGGGCGGCAAGAAGGTGCCCCCCGGCATGAAGAAAGGTGGCCCTGCTAAAGGCAGTAAATTCCCTGATCTAAATAAAGATGGGAAAGTTACGCAGGCAGACATACTGATGGGTAGAGGTGTAGGGCAAAAAGCCAAGGTTAAAAAAGCTACAACAGATAAAAAACCTGCTGGCAAACGCACTATGATGCCCGGAATGATTTCTGCAAAAATGCCTAAAATCAAGGGCGCAGAAGGTATTGATAAGAAAGGGGTATATCAAAAAGGCGGTTCTATAAAGCCTAAAGGCATGAAAGCTGGCGGTATGAAGTCCAAGATGCGTACTAAAGGTGGTTCTGCTGGCGGCGGTGGTTATAAAAAAGGCGGCAAAGTTCGCGGTGCCGGTATCGCTCGTAAGGGTGTACGTCCAGTGAAGATGCGATGAGACGATATTACAAGTCAGGCGGCAAAGTTAAGTCGGGCGGTAAAATCTGCCCAAAGGGTAAGGCGTGGGCCAAACGTACCTTTGATACCTACCCATCTGCGTATGCGAATATGGCAGCTTCTAAATATTGCAAAGATCCTAACTATGCTAAAGGTAGCAAAAAGAAGAAAAAGTAATGGGACAGCTTAAACAGTGGCGTGACCAGCAGTGGGTTCGTATTGGCACCGATGGCAAGATCAAAGGGCCGTGCGGTACGTCAAAAGATAAAAAGAACCCAGACCGTTGTTTGCCAAGGTCTAAGGCGCAGTCGTTAAGTCAGTCTGAGCGTGCTACTACAGCCCGTAAAAAGAAAAAGGCTGGGTCAAAAGGTAAGACAGTGGTTTCTAATACGCCTAAAGCTAAGGTAAGAACCGCAAAAGAGGGCGGTATGATCCGCGAAAACCACAAGGGTTGCGGAGCTGTTATGGGTGGTCGCAGAAAGAAAACTTTGTATGTAAGAGGTACTAAAAATGGCTAAATTAGAGGTTTTTCAAAACGGTAATTTTTCCGATGGTCGGCCCGTATTTCAAGTTGGAAGCAAGAACGAAGATGGTACGTATACCATTGTTAACGCTAGCTTGATGAGTGAAGAAGAGGCCAATGCAGTGCTAGCTGAATTACAGCCTGCACCAAAGAAAGAAGAGGCACCCAAGAAAGCTCCAGCTAAGAAAGCAGCTAAGAAGAAGTAGATGGCTACCTCTGGAACAACCGCGTTTGACATGGACTTCACGGAGATCGCTGAAGAAGCGTGGGAACGTGCGGGCCGTGAAATGCGTTCTGGATATGACCTTCGTACCGCACGTAGGTCTATGAATCTGTTGACTATTGAGTGGCAGAATCGCGGTATCAATTTATGGACAATTGACGAGGGCACAGTAAGCCTTGTACAGGGTACTTCTCAATATGACTTACCTGCAGATACGATTGATTTATTAGAACAAGTTCTACGTACAAATAGTGGAGATCAATATACACAGTCTGATCTAACCATAAACAGGGTAAGTGTAAGCACTTACGCATCTATACCAAACAAGCTAACTCAGGGTAGGCCGATACAAGTTTATATAGAAAGGCTTGTAGCTAACCCAAAAATAAATGTGTGGCCTGTCCCAGATAAGAGCGATACATACATATTTAAGTATTACCGTATGCGTAGGATACAGGATGCTGGTAGCGGCGTAGAAACTGCAGATATGAACTTTAGGTTTTTGCCATGTTTAGTTGCAGGATTAGCTTACTACATCGCAATGAAAGACCCAGAGCTAGCACCTCGCATACCTATGTTGAAAGATATGTACGAAGAGCAGTTCAAACTTGCAGCAGAAGAGGATCGCGTAAAAACGCCAGCGCGTTTTGTGCCTAAGATAGGTTATGTCTAATCGTTTTGCTTCTACAAAACGCGCTATTGCAGAATGTGATATTTGCGGGTTTCAGTACAAACTACGAGAGCTAAAGAACTTAGTACGTAAAGGACGTGATACAAACCTAAAAGCATGTCCTACATGTTGGAATCCTGACCACCCACAGCTAAAGCTAGGGGAGTTTCCTGTTAATGACCCACAAGCTATACGTGATCCAAGACCTGATAGGAGCCTTGGTAGAACAGGTGCAAACAGCAGTAGACAGATACAATATGGATTTAACCCAGTTGGTGTGGGTAGAGATCCGTTTGGTTTAACACCTAATAACCTTGTTGCTACAGGGGAAATAGGTACAGTAACGGTAACAACAACTTAGGTGATCTTATGAAAAATACGAGCACAGTAAAGCCGGTTAAGAATGCCCCCAAGACAGACATGAAGAATGTAAAAACCACAGGCATAAAGATTCGTGGTACAGGTGCGGCTACGAAAGGAACTATGGCTCGTGGGCCTATGGCATAAACTATGAGTATGACCTACTCACAGCTAACGGCGAACATACAAGACATTTGTGAAACTACATTTACAAGTGACCAGCTTGCTATGTTTGTGCAGCAGACAGAACAGTTTATCTACAACACTGTTCAGCTTCCGTCGTTAAGGAAGAATGTATCAGGTACTATAACGCTAGGTAACAAGTATCTAGCTGTGCCATCGGACTATCTGTATACCTATAGTTTGGCTGTGATTAACAGTGATGGGTCTTTCGATTTCTTACTCAACAAAGATGTTAACTTCATACGTGAAGCATACCCTACGCCTACGTCCACGGGCACTCCAAAACACTATGCTAATTTTAATGATGAGACCTTTATCCTTGGGCCTACACCTAGTGCTAGCTTGACTGTAGAGCTTCATTACGGGTACTACCCAGAATCTATTGTTACTGCTAGCACGCTACCGTGGCTTGGTGAAAACTTTGATTCTGCATTGTTAAATGGCTCTTTGGTTGAAGCGATACGGTTTATGAAAGGTGAGCCTGATTTAGTTGCTATGTACGATAAGATGTTTGGTCAATCGCTGACTTTGTTGAAGGCATTGGGTGACGGTAAGCTGCGTGGGGATACATATAGAGAAGGTCAGTATAGTCAGGCAGTTACATAGTATGTTTATGAAAGCACCAGAAATAGAGATAGGGCAGGTTACGGTAGCCACCACTGAATACAAAGGGCATGACCCAGAGTATTGGGCTGGACAAGCCACCAATCGTATTGTGAGT